TCACATCCACATAACCTGTTGCTGTCCTTCCACACTGGCGCCGACCGGATGCGGCGGCACTGCATCAACCCGGCCCGGCGTCATTATCGCGCATTGGTAGGTCTCCATCGTTTTAAACGTGTGGCCACAGTTAATATTTTGGCACTGGTGATAACGTTCTTTCGTTTGTTGACTCAAATAACGGCTGGTGCGGGCATGGGCCGCTGTTCTGCAAAGCGGGCAATGAAACATGATTAATTCCTCGTCACTGGCTCAATTGCCGCGATAATACCGCTCGCGATCCAAAAAAGAAGTTTCTTTAAGTGAATTTACAATTCCCATAAAGAAACATCATAAGTAACCTCCGACAGCAAAACCTCAAACTCCAGCGCCGTCGTAAAGCCGCTATTGCTGAGATTGTGTGTGACTTTGCTCACTATCCAGTCTTGCGCATCGATCGCCGCTTTAAACCCGCTGACGCGTACCGGCGTTTCCGGCGTGATGTTGGCCCGCCCCATCGCCAGCGACAGTGAGAACTCAGCCACACCGCGCTGAAGCTTTTCCCACTTGGCCTGTGCGGCGCGCATTGCGGCGGCCTTGGTGGCGTAAATTTTGGTGATCGCAAACACGTTATCGTCAGCCCCCACCAGATAATCGCCCTTCGCCGCCTCTGCTGGTTTCCCCGGTTTTTTGCTGCTGCCCGGTTTCGCCTTCGGGTGTTGCAGCGCGCGCAAATGCTGCTCTTTTGACTTGCGCTGCAGCTTCACTTTCTTCGGCTTAGGCTGTTTTGTATTGAGCCAGCTCGCCGTCACGCCGGTGTAGGCATCCCGATCGGCAATGCTGAAACTGTGCTGATCGCCATCCTGCCGGGTGATGGTATACACCGGCAACGGCTTCCCACCTACCGTGGCGCCGTTCCCCGGTCGCAACAACAGCAGAGCGCCATTTTTCACCGCCGCCACCGCGCCGTTGAGCGTTGCAAGTCGGGTAATAAATGCCGCGTCCGTCTCCTGCGTCTGGTCGATATGGCTGATTTTGATGGTGCCCAGACCGGCGGCCAGCGAAGCTTTCAGCTTATTGCGCGCAGCCACCTTCTGCACAATGTCGCCCAGGGTGGTGTCGTGGTAGGACTCATCGCGCCGGGTGTTCAGCGAGCCGCGAAAATCCGCACTACGCGCGCGAATAGTCAACGTGTCCGGCGCGCCCCGGTGTTCGACCTCATCGACCGTAAACTGACCTTTTGGCGTCAATGGCGAGCCTTGCCAGCCGAGCGCCAGCGACAGCACCGCATTGCGCTGAGGCATCGCCATCAGTCCGTCGCTGTCGTCCAGCTCGATGTCGAGCTGGTCGGCTTCAAAGCCCCGGTTATCCGTCAGCGATAGAGAAATCAGCCGCTTGCGGATGTTCTGCGTGATGTCGTTATCCTGCAGCAACAGCGAAAAATCCGGGGCAACTCGCGCCCCGGCGGGCAGGCTTACGCCGCTTTTCATGATAACAACCCTCCCATAGCACCGGCGGCCTTCCCGGCCATCTCTCCGGCTTTATCGTACAGTTCCCCGGCCTGCTGGCGCAGATCGCCAAACATCGCCGACAGGGATTCATCGACCCGCTTCAGGTTGAGCGTGAACTCTGTGCGGCGCGGGCTGCCGTCGGCGAAAAACTCGGAGTGCGTTTCAGAAATCGACTCGATCACAAACATGCCGTAAATCGTGCCGGTTCCCTCAATGAGCGGCCACGCCCGGCCCTGCTCGGCCATCAATTGCAGCGTCAGCAGTGACCAGCGGCCGCCGGTGATCTCCGGCAGCAGCACCCCGGACAGCGTGATTTTTTCCTCATCCATCCCCAGAAATTGCGCCGCCGGGCGCAGGCCAACGCGGGCGTTGCTCGGCCAGCGATATTCCGCGTTGCGATTCATGGACTGATAAGGCAGTGTCTGTAACATAAAGACAAACAACCCCAGCGTTAACATCATGCGTTAATCTCCGTAAGTCATGCGGCTGCGCGCGGCGGCCGCGTGTTTGCGTCGTTCGGCCTCAAGCTGGCGCGAGACTTCGCGCGCAATGGAGGCCGCATCTTGACCGGGGGCGCCGTACACCTGAATCGTGATCGGGGCTGGCGCCATGGCAGGTGCAGCAGCCGGGGCCGACGCCATCACCGGCGTTGACAGCGATAACATCGCCGCCGACAGCGCCGCCGTTTTCCGGCGCCCGGTGACGTTGGCCGGGCCGTTGACGATCTCCGGGCCACGCTCGCCGACGATGCCAAACTGGCCGCTCGGGATGATGCCGCCCTTGTCGAATGCCCCCGCATAGCCCGGCCCCGGCATCAGCTCAGGCGCCGGGCGATTGTATGAAATCGCCGGGTTAACCTCCGCCTCATCGTCGCCAAACTTCATCCAGTCAGGCAGCATATCCGTGAGGCCGGAAAACTTGTCTTTCAGCGCCTGCCAGCGCTCGCTAATGCCGTCAATGACCCCGTTAATCATGTTCATCCCGGCTTCTTTGAACTGCCCCGGCAGCGCTTTAGCCCCGTTTACCAGCCCCTCCCATTTACCATTAAGCCAGCCGGTCAGCCGATCCCATGACTGAACCGTGGCGGCGCTCAGCGCCAGCCATGCCGCGTTAACACGCTCGCCGATGGTGTCCCAGACGGCGGCGGCACGCTCTGCAATGCCGCTCGCAACGCCCCAGATGCCGGTCAGCAGACCGGGCAATCCGCCCAACAGCTGCAGCGGCAGGCTCAATCCGGCCGCGATCCATTCACCGAACATGCGCCCATAGCGCGCGGCCGTCTGGAGTTCGGCCTGTGAAGATTTCACCGGCTCGATCAGCTTGCCGAACCACTGCCAGACGTTGCGCACCATGTTCAGCAGCGGCGTAAATGCGCCGGCCAGCGGGACAAGCGCGGCGCGCATCGGCGCGAAAGCGGCGCTGAAGCCTTCGCCGATACCCGTTAAAAAGGCGCTGATAGGCTCCCAATATTTACGGATAGTCAACGCCACACCGGCAATCACCGCCGCCGCCGCGACCACCGGCAAGGTGATCACACTGAATGCGGCCGCAATCCCGGCGCCAACGGTGGTAAAGACCGTTCCCAGCAGCCCGGCCCCGGCGATCAACATATTGACCCCGGCCATCACCGGCCATGCAATAAGGCCCAGCGCGGCGAGGCCGCCGATCAAGGCCGTAACGCCCGCCGTGACTTTCACCAGTGTGCCGACCAGCTCAGGATTGGCCTTCACCCATGCTCCGGCCTTGGTCAGCCATTCAGTGGCGGAAACCGTGAGCGCGCGCAGCGCTGAGTTCTGGCCGTCGAACACCTCAATGCGAACATCTTCCCACGCCGAAAACAGGTTTTTCAGGTCGCCGTCGAGGTTGTCCACCTTCACTCGGGCAATCTGGGCCGTAGCCCCTTTTGACTGGGTGACGGTGCTGTGTTTTTCGCTCAGCTTGCCGTTACCGGCGGCATCAATCAGCTTGATAGCGCCTTTCATCGCCTCTTCGCCGAAAATAACTTTCAGGTATTCGGCCTGCTGCGCGGTGCCGAGCTTGTTGGTTTTAAACGAGCCGTTAATTTTCTTGAGGATGTTCGCGATCGGCAGCATGTTCCCTTTGCCGTCCTTTGTTTTTACGCCCAATTCTGACAACGCATCAGCCGCCTGCCCGACGGGCGCCTGTAACCGCGTAAACATCGCACTGGCCGCCGTACCGGCCATAGACCCCTTGATGCCGTTATCGGCCAATACGCCCAGCAAGGCGGTGGTATCCTCGATACTGGCTCCGGCCGCCTCGGCGATCGGCGCGACGTATTTCATCGCCTCGCCAAAATCCATCAGGTTGCTGTTCGAGCTGGTGAAGCCTTTGGTCATCACATCCGCGACGCGCTGGATCTCGTCTATCGGCATGTTAAACGCCGATTGCATGTTGGTGATGATGTCGGCCGCGTCGGCGATGTCCAGATCGGAGGCCAGCGCCAGATTGACCGTTGATTCGGTCGATTTCAGAATGGCATCGCCGTTAAAGCCGGATTTCGCCAATACGGATTGCGTGCGCGCGACATCCGTCGGCGAAAACGCAGTGGTGGCGCCAATATCCCGCGCCTGCTGGCGAATGGCGGCCAGTTGCTGGTCATTTTTCGCCAGCCCTAACGTGGCTTGCGTGTCTGACATCTGCCTGTCGAACTGCACCCCCGGCGCAATAAACGCCCCTTCAGCGACCAGCCCGGCGGTAGCGATACCCAGCCCGGCCGCGCTGGTATTACGGACAGCCGCAGTTGCCGATTGCCCGGCACGGTAACGCGCGCCGACGCGGTTAACCTGCTCTTGCTTTTTGCTCAAGCGCTCCAGCTCGCCGCGCTGGCGGCCAAGCGCTGTCGTGGCTTCGCTGGCGCTGGCCTTCAACCGGCGCTGTTCGGCGCTCAGGTTCCGGGTGGCGATACCGTCAGCGTTGAGCGCGTCACGCTGGCGCTGCACCGACTGGCGCAGGCCGTTGTATTTCGTCTGCAGCTCGGCGGCGGCGCGCTTCGATGCCTCCAGCAAGCGCGCTTGCTGCGCCGTGGGCTTTTCCGTCGCCTTGAACTGGACGGCCAACGCGGCCGCCTCTTCCTTGGCTTTCTTCAGTGCCTTGCCGGTAACGGCAAGCTGCCCCTGCGCCTTGCGAAACCCCTCAATCCGGGCGCTTTGCGCGTCCAGAGCCTTGAGGGTTTGCTGCGTGGTTTTGATGTCACCGGCAAGCTGTTTGCTTGCCTGTTGGATACTCTTTAGCGGGCGGGTGGCTTGGTCTACGGCCTTCAGCAAGACCTGAAGCTGCAGGCTTTTACTCATCGTGATTAACTCCGCTGCGTTGCAGTGCCTTGTGGCGCCAGTTCAACAGCTCCGTGAGCGTCATTCCGGCCATTTCAGACGGCGGCCAGTGGAAGATCACCGCGATGTCCGCCATCAGGTCATCAACGCCCAGCCGGGCGTCAGGGATTACGCCGCCGAGTTCGGCGATAAAAAACCGACCACTTTCCCGGCCAGCGCCACCAAATCCGGCAGCTCAAGGCGCGCGCATTCTTCTTTTGTCAGGTTCGGCACGGTCACTCGCGGCAGCACAACCAGCAGCGCGTCAACGTCGGCGTTGGCGATCGCCGCCAGCCCGACGCCGCGCAGCGCGCCCGCGTTCGGTTTAATCACCTGCACATCGGTAATGGTGGTTTCACCGCGCTGGATCGGGGTGTCGAGGGTAACGGTATTTTCGTTTACGTCTTTCATGGTGTTCTCTCAAATCAGGGGAAAAGGGCCAGCCCGGCGGGCTGGCGCAAAAATTACAGGCCGATCGCCTTGCGATGCTCGGCCAGCCGGTCAACGCCGTTGACCTTTTCGACCATGTTCACCGTATCGACTTCGATCAGCTCTTTGCCGTCCACGGTCAACTTGAAGTAAGTACACTCGGTGGAAACCTTAGTTTCGGTATCCTCGCCCTGCTTGTACTCGCCAAAATCGATTTCTTTGTGGCGGCCACGCATCACCACTTCCACAGCGGACACCTCGCCGGTGTCGTCACGCTGGAAGGAACCGGCAAAGCGCAGCTGCACGGCATCGACGGCGCCCCACTGCTTCAGCACCAGCTCATCAATGCCGCCCATCGACCACTCAACGGCCAGCGCGTCATCGTCCAGCCCCATATCGATGGAGGCCGCGCCGTTCATGCCGCCGCCCCGGTATTTCTCCAGCTTGCGGGTGAGCTTCGGCAGCGTCAGCGAGGACACAACGCCCATATAGCTGTAGCCGTCGTTAAACAGGTTCAGGTATTTCAGTTTTTTCGGCAGTGCCATGTTCTAACGTCTCCTTTAGCGGTTCACGGATGCCGCAAACGTCGCCAGATAGCGATCGGTGATACGCTGGCGCAGGGTTAAATCTTCCAGCGGCGGCACCGGCGTGTAGTCGTAATCGATAAACAGCTTGCCCGCCTTCAGGGTTTCCTTGGTGTTGGCGCTTTCGTCGTACCAGCAATTACCGTCAATAATCAGTCCGGCGGATTTCAGCTCGCGGAATTTCGCGTTGATGCCGTCAATCATGTCGCGCACCAGCGTAGGCGTCACCGGGCGGTCAACGGCCCATAGGTGCGCCTCGGCCATGGTGTCGGCCAGCACCTGCGCGGTGCGGGTGTAGTTCTCGAACAGGAACAACGGATCATCGGAACAGGTGCGGGAACCCCAAAACTTGAAACCGTCTTTGCGGATCAACGTGGTGACGCAGGCTTGGTTTAACAGGTCCGCATCGGTGCCGGGCGCCTGCAAATCCCAGAACACGCTGGCGGTGATGCCGGTCACGCCGTTAACGCCGACGTTTGAAAGCGTCTTATGCCAGCCGGTTTCCGTGTCGATTTTGGCACGCAGGCCCAGCGCGCGCGCGGTGGCGTAGGCGATGTCGCTCTGGTTGGCGGTGGTGTTCCAGCTGACAAAATCCGGCCAGATCAGCATCAGCTCGCGCTGGCTGAAATTGTCGCGGTACTTGGTAGCCTCCTGCACGGTTTTGCAGCCGTAGGCGCTGATATAGCCGAACGCGCGCAACTGCTGGCAAATTCCGGCCAGCGCCGTCGCGACCTCCTGATTATCCAGCCCCGGCACACCGAGGATACGCGGCTTAACGCCCAGCTCAGCCTGTGCAGATAACAGCGCTTTCATGCCGGTGTAACGGCCTTCCGCGTTCGCGCCGCCGATGATGTTGGAGGTGGTTTCCGCCGCGTCTTTGCCGGTGGCAACGCGAACAACCACCGTGACCGGCTTCGCCTGTTCGGCGATCGCCCGCAGCGACGCCGCCAGCGTGCCTTTTTTACCGGCCTTGCCGGAAGCGGCCAGCACGTCGGTGATCAGTACCGGGGTATCGAGCGGGAAAACCGACGCGTCAGCATCCTCCGCCGTGCAGACCATGCCGACGATTGCCGTCGATACGGTGGAAATAACGCGGGTGCCGTCGTTGATTTCGACGACGCGCACGCCGTGATGATAATCGCCCATTAATTTGCTCCGGGTGGTGAGTAGGTGCAGGCATGATGACGCCCGGCGCGCCGGGCCGCACGCGGTGGGTGCTGGAAGGCCGACCAGACAACAGGCCGGGCCGGATTGGGGGATTTTGGAGGGAATAACGATCGCTCGCGCCGATCAATTACGTTGTATTGATCTACGCAATCAATTGGACGTCTGAGAGCCGGGCGGGGTAAGGTCTGGAGGTCAAGCGCGGCAACATCAGGGAAGCCGCAAACACAAAGCCCGCATCACTGCGGGCTTTTTCATGGGGGTAACGACATCTTTTCGAAAGCGCAGACTTTCGAATGGCACTTTTCCTAAGATTTCTCACTTCAGCATTTTTTGCTTGTTCAACCGGCCAAACTGCTTTAGTGTCGCCAATAGACGACACATGCCTCTCATCGTCACATGCAGTAGTTCATGTAGCTATCATCACCAAATTTCGCCCCGCCGTGGGGCATTTTTTTAAATATTTGTCCTAAATTCGTTACTTACTGTTCGTAACCACTTGCCATGAATTCAGAACATTCCTAACCTAAAAGCGTTATTCAGGGTTCGCAATCCCTTATAACAACCTTTGTAACGCTTGATACACCAGAGACAAATTTTTGCCCGCCTCGGTGGGCTCTTTCAACCAAACTAAGGATGGGAATGCCTGCTCTAAAGACGACATCTGGATTAACGGCCAAATCCGAAAAATCATTGATTGGAGGCCTTATGAGTATTCATTACCTTACCGATAGTGAAACGCAGAACTTGGAAAAGGTAGGCACGGTTCTGGGCAGATGTGTCATTGATCTTCTTGTTCGCAAAAAAATAGTCAACACCGATAATATTCTTTCTCAAATAGTCGCAGAAATGGAAAAAGCATCTGATAACGATGAATTCCAGTTATACCGCGACACATTGGAGTTTGTAGGCACGCTTTCAAAATAACCGGGGAAATGCCACTATGAAGAATGAACTCGCAACAGCAATTACCATAGGAAGCATACTACTGTTCGTCATCCTAATTGGTGCGCCGAATTTTGTAACAACTATGGTGCCATGACCATTTTCCGTTAACTTCCAAAATAAAAGCCCCGCATCGCTGCGGGCTTTTTATTAGACGCTGGGCGCAACCGGCCAATCGATATCCGGCGCATTCTGCGGATTGATGCGGCTCAGCTGCACCCGGTAAGTTTTCCAGAGCTTGAGCTGCACGATTTCCTCCTCCATCGCCATCCCTAAATCGACCGCATCCTGCAGCGGCGCAACAGCCTTACCCGCGCTCGCCAGCAATTCATTTTTTCTGGCTTCAGCCCTCGCCATCATTTCTTCGGCGGAATAGATGCGCTGGCTCACCTTCTTACCGTCAAACACCCACTCACCATTAGCCAGACAGCACTTTGGCAGTTTCGTCGGGTTCAGCTCAATAACCGATAAGCCAATCGGCCACAGCATCGACACATCACTGTTAATCGCGCAGATAATGCCGCTTTCGTCATAAGCCAGTTTTACGGTGTCCGGCGAAAACATTTTTTGCGCGGCGTACCAGTCAATACCGTTATCATCCTGAAGATAAATCACGTTCTCACCGAGGAATAATTCTTCCGGCGTGTATCTCTTCAAATTCTTAATGTGTTGCATTTTACACCGTTCCAATTGTTGCCCATGTGCCGTTAATCAGTACCTGAACCGCTGAGTAAGCGCCCCAGATTGAGGGGTTGTAGTTTGAGCCGGACATACCCGTATAAACACAGCCCGACGGTAAATCGATGCGCCCGCCGGTATCCGCAATAACCGTGCGCCCGGCCATGCGCACACCCTGAACCAGATTCTGATAGGCCCAGTTCTGCGCATTGTTCTGCGCAGCCGAGATATTTTGATTAAGCCAGTTGCTGAGGTAGCCGCCCCAGCAACTGCCTTGAACGTTGCCGTCTGGGTGCCACGTCGTCCCGCTGGAGGTGGTGATCGCAGGCCATTTACCGCCGATATGAATACCCGACTCAAAAGCGGCGGCGCCGGTTCTGACATCCACAGAAAACGGACGCAGGGCGTTGAATGTGCCGTATTGGTCATTTTCGTTTGTCAGCAGCAGATAAAGCCGGTTGCCGTCATTGCGCCAGAAGGAACCGAACCCGCCGCCGACCATGCGATAATTATCAATATGGGTAGATTGGATCTCCGCGCTGGTCTTTAGCGCCCCGGTTAACTGCCCGCCGGTCTTCGCCAGATAGCGGCCATCTGCTTCGGTTTTATTCCAGGCGTTAACGTCACCGGCCAACAAATTCACATCAGCGGACAACGGCTTACCGTTCACCTTGATAGAGCGCAGCGCGTATTTCTGCGCGGCCTGCGCATCCGTCAGCGCGCCAACGTCAGCGGCCGTCGGCTTGTAGTGTGTCGTGTACACCTGCGCCCAAGCCTTAGCCGTCGCCGGATTATCTTCCCGAGGAGAACGTAGCCAAAACTCCGTATTACCCGAGCCGATCGCAAATTGGACATGCCGGTATTTGTTGAGTTTGAACGTCATCAAATTACCGAGATTCCCTTTAGTCAGTGGATAGCCGACTGATTTATCGCCGAGCTGTTCAAGGGTGAAACCGTCCGGCCGTGTGAGGTCGCTGTCGGCGTTTGTGGCCTGCAAGCTTTCGCTGGGGAAAACCACTCGCGGCAACGCAAGCGCCCCGGTCATGGTGTCGCCCGCCCGTTTCACATAGCGCCCGTCGGCTTCGGTTTTATTCCATGCGTTGACATCACCGGCCAACAGATTGACATCCCCGCTCAACGGTTTGCCGTTCACCTTGATAGAACGCAGCGCGTATTTCTGCATAGCTTGCGCATCCGTCAACGCGCCTGTTTCTTGCGCGGTAGGCGGTTTCGCCGTCGTATAAATACGTGGGTTTGCCCCCTGATTAGGCTCAGTTCCCCAATGCAACTCGTTATCCATCCCCAAACCAAGACGCATCAGTGCCTTCCCGGCGACTTGGAAACCGATTGATAAATTACTCTGTGCTGAAGGGCGGCTCATGACCAACGGCGTATGCTGGTTTCCCTCAATATTCAGTGAGTCCCCATCCGTTTCAGCGTTGCCGGGCTTAATAGCCAGTTTTTTAACCGTGCCGCCGGACAGCATCAGAAAACGGCCGTCAGCTTCGGTTTTACTCCATGCACCGACATCGGCGGCCGTTGGTTTGTAATCGGTAGTGTAAATCCGTGACCATACCACCCCATTTTCAGGACGGTTAGAACGGCCAATAAAACCATGCCCCAGCCCCGACACGCTGACATAGCCCGTTGAGGGTGCGGCATCGCAAGGCAGGCTCAGCACCCCGGCGGCAATATTTCCAGCGATCGGCGGCTTGTTCTCAGAGGTCGCATTCAGCCGGTAAATTTGCGCAGTGTTGCAATAAGCGTTATCGAAAGCCCGCGCGCCCGCCCCCAGACCAAACGCGCCGACGGCCATCAGTTGTCCGCCTTCTACCCCGACGTTGCGCGTCGCGGCATCACCCAGCGCCAGATTGCCACGCGCGGCGGCCTTGTCGGGCAAGTCGGACAGATTGGCGGCCTTTTTCATGCTGGCATCGTTGACCGCTTTTAACGCCTTGGGCGTGCTGGCTTTCGTTTCGTCGGTGCTGGTCGTTGCGCTGCTCAGCTGTACCAGCCCTTTCGCCGTGGTGCTGGCGTCCGGGTGGTTTCGGGTTTTCTCATGCGCGGCGATCGCGTCGGCCACAAAATCCTTGGTCGCCAGCACGGTGTCGCCACCGGCGATCACCTGAATCGCCTCGGTGCTGCTGACAATCAGGATCATGCGCAGCGTCTGCGTGCGGCCGCTGCCCTCTTCCAGCTTCGGCTTGTAGCTCTCCGCCATGTTGCTGACGGCAATCAGCGTCCCGGCCTCATCATAGAGGCCCATCTCACGCAGCCAGAAGCCGCCGACGTTCGCCGGAATAATCATCTCGGCCAGAATGTGATTTTTCAGCGCCTTATCGATAGTCAGCCCGTTGAGCGCCGCGCGGTATTTCTCGTTGACCAGCTTGGCCTGAGCCGGGTTAGGTGTCGGCAGCGTGCCGTTCCCGTCGCCGACGGCCATAGACACGATTTTCAACTGCGTGCCGCCCGCGCTGGCGGCGGCAATCTTGGCCGCCCCGGCGGTGGTAATAATCGCTTTGTATTTATTCATGACTTTCTCTTATCCGGGGTAAACGGTAATGACATCGCCATCAATGGCGGCCGCGCCGGTGTAAATCCGGCCGGGGATGTCTTGCAAAATGTTGAGGCCGATCAGGTGGCGGCTTAGGGGCTTGGCGTCGGCGATCAGGCGCTCCATTTCCTGATACATTTCCTCGGTAATGCCGGTTTCAAGTACGCCAATATCCAGCCGGAAGGTGCCGGGCGGATCGGCGCCGTCGGTGTGGAACCATTCGATAACGTTAATCAGGTAGCCGAGCGGCTCCACCACGCGGCGCACGGCGCCGATGGTGCCCTTGTGCCGGTGAATGTAGAACGCAGCCGAAACCACGCCCCGCTTCACGTCCTCCGGCCACGCCTCATCCCAGCGATCGACAGAGAACGCCCACGCCAGATAGGGCAGCAGATGCACCGGGCAGGTTTTCGGGTTCCACAGATCACGCAGGGGAACCGGCACGCGCTCCAGCTCAGCACACGCGGCGGCGGCGGCAACTTCCAGCTGTGAGGAGCCGACAGGCAATAGACGGTTAGTCATCGGCTCGCCCTGGGGTAATGTTCACGCCGGTGCAGTAACCCGCCTGCGTTTTATCCAGCACGATGTCAGCAGCAGGCTTGATGATTTCCACATGTTCGACACCTTCAACGGTCAATGCCGCATTCATGCTTGAGCGCCGGATACTGCGCCCGAGGCGCCGCATATTTTGCACATAGGCGCGTAGCCGTTTGTTTGCGGTGTCAAGGATGGGCGCCACTTCCGGGCCGGGATACAGGTATAAAACGGCCTCGATAACATACGGGGCAATTTTGGCTGATTGCACGATGACGCGATCGGCGACCGGGCGAACGTCCTCATCATTCAGCGCATCGCGGACAACCTGCAGCAGTTCGGGGCTGGCGGTGCCGTCGCCGTCTCGTGACAACACGGTGACGGTCACGTTAGCCGGTGATGGGCTGATTGCCGTCACATCGGCCACCCGGCCATCAGCCGAGCGGGCGTGAAAACGATAGGAACCGGCCGATCCCGCCGTACTCATGCCTTCGAAAGCATCCTGCAGACGCAGGCGGTAATCTTCATCCGCTTCCATAACTGCCGGTGTCGGCGGGATAGTGCTTTCATCCGCCGGGGTGATCACCAGTCGCGGCGTGTTGAAGTTGGCGCCGAGCTGGTCGAGATCTTCGCCGGTGGCGTGCGCCAGCATCACCGCTTTCGCAGCATCGTTGACGCGCTGGCGCAGAATCACCTCGCGGTAAGCGTTCTCCTGCAGCAGCTTAACGATCGGCTCCGACTCCAGCGACAGCGTGCGCGCGACGGCCTCCCGCTGTTCCTCCGGGTAAAGCGAAATCAGCGTCGCCTTACGCTCCGCCAAAATATCTTCATAATCCAGCACCTCAACGACGATCGGCGCGGGCAGCTGTGAAAGGTCAATCGTTGCCATGGTTTCAGCTCACAGGAACAGACAGCGACAACGCGCCGGGGGCATCGGTGCGGGTGCCGGTGATGTCGATCACCATCTTGCCGTCATAGGTGGTATTAAAAGCGATGCCGGTCAGCTTGACGCGCGGCTCCCACGCCAAAATCGCGCTGTAGCAGGCGGCCATAATCTGCAGGCGCAGCGCGTCGTTCTGCGGTTGGTCGAGCAGCTCAGAGAGCAACGAGCCATAAGCCCGGCGCATCGGGCGCGAACCCTGCGGCGTGATCAGGATGTCCGCCACGGACTGGCGAATATGCTCGATGTCCGTCAGCGTGCGGCCGGTGCCTCGGTTCATGCCGATATATTTGGCGCTGTTCATGTTGGTTTCCCCGTTTTCCCGCCACCGGTCTGGACACCACCGTGGGTGTGCGTATCAACAACAATGCCATTCGACGAGAACGAGCCGCCTTTGTGCTCGATGTTCCCGCGCATCTCTCCGCCTTTTTGCACTTCCAGCGTGCCGGTGGTGAGTTTGTTGGTGCAGACCACCTCCGGCGCATCGAGCGTGATTTTGTCAGCCGTAACGATCACCACTTTGGTGCTGGCGGTGATGGACTCCGACGCCTGCACGTCGGCAGTTTTAATACCGGACACGCTCAGCGCGCCGGTTTCCGGTTCGTACTCGATAACTGCGCCATCCGGGAACGCGATATGCAGCGCATCCGCCGACGCAGACGGGGCCGGGAAGTCATCGGAGAAAATGCCGCACAGCACAAAAGCGGTATCGAGTTCGCCACCTAGCGCAAAGATCAGCACCTGCTCGCCGACGGAAGGCGCCGACCAGCTGCGGGTACGCCCGGCGCGACAGGTTAACCAGTTGAGCCAGTCGGTAAGATTACCGCCGGTTTCGACGCGGCACAGGCCGTTATCAAGGTCAACGCTGCTCACGGTGCCGATGCGGATCAGGTTGCGCAGCAGGCGCAAAATGTCGTGTTGATTGTTCATAATGGAATGATGCCGCCTACTAAGGGCAACAACAATGCCACGCAGTTGGAAGGGCTCCGGTACAACTTTATACTTCGATACCAATATATTTAGACATTACCAAGGCAGATTTTTAATGTATTATGGATTTGAAAAATCATTCAAAACTATATTTATTCGTTCACAGCATAGGATATTTACATGAGAGCCAGTGAAGTCTTTACTCCTGGGAGTTTTCCAGCCATTACCTTTGTTGACGACCATTTAAAGGAGAAGGAACAGCAGCTTTTAGATGTTTTAGAAACAGGTTCAATGCTGATTTCCATATCAGGCCCATCTAAATCTGGAAAAACTGTTTTTGTTGAGAAATTATTAGGCAAGGAATCATTGATTCAGGTAACTGGTGCTGGTATCACATCTGCTGAAGGCCTATGGTTGAAAGTTTTCGATGTACTAGGAACACCTATAACTAAGAGCACCACAACAGGAAACACATCATCAATAAACGCATCAGGTAAAGTTAGTGGTCAAGCAGGCATTATCTTTGCCAAAGCATCAGCAGAAGGTAACATCGGCGGAGCGATCGCTCAGCAAAACGCTGAATCAACCAGCCAATCTATTGATTACTTACAGCTTCTTATTAGTGAAGTCGGGGGAACTGACTTCATTATATTCATTGATGACTTTCATTACATACCAAGGGATGTACAATCAGAATTAGCAAAACAAATTAAAGAGGCAATCAGGAATGGATGTAAATTCATATGTGCATCAGTCCCATACCACTCCGATGATGTAATAAAAGGGAACCCTGACTTATCAGGTAGGTTTTTCTCAATAAACTTTGACTATTGGGGAGGCGAAATTCTTGAGCAGATTGCAATTAAAGGGTTCTCCAAGCTAAACATTGAGTGTAACAAAGATGTTATAAAGAAAATGGTTGATGAATCTGCTGGCTCACCTCAGCTCATGCAATACCTTTGTTTAAACTCTTGTTTTGAACTTGGAGCCCGAGAAGTTCAACAAGTTATCCTGCCATTCCCCGACGATGCAGCCATACTGGATAGCATATGTAAGAGAACCGTCCTAGCCACGGACTTCAGCTCAGTTATAAATAAAATGTTAGATGGTCCTAAAACTAGGGGTTCAGAAAGAAAAGTCTATATTATGAAGGATGGCAGCCAAGGCGATGTATATAGAATCCTGATAAAGGCCATTGCCCTAAGCCCACCACAGCTAAATTATCGATACCATCAACTTGTAGAAAGGATAACTAGGATTTGCACAAATGAAATACCAAGTGGGTCTAGTATAACTAGTGCCTGCTTGCACTCATCAACACTTGCAAATAATTCATCTAACGAAAATGTAATTGAGTGGGATTCTGAAAATGACGTACTAGATATCAGAGACCCTTATTTGCTATTTTTTATCCGTTGGTCTGAGTCAATTCAATAAGAAATAAAATCTATAAGAATCTGCTCTATTTCCTCTAGGGCAGATTCATTAAAACCCAGCAACGGTCGCGACTCATATTTTACCGCCTCGCTGTGCGGCGTCGGCCGATCACGCAGGCCGTAATGATGCACATTGGCCATGCGCTGAACCCGCCCAACAAACTCAACCACTGCCGCATCGCTGTTGCCCTGAGCTTTCAGGTAACGGGCCGTGCGCAGCTTCGAGAACATCGCCCGATCACGCAAGCGCTTTTTGTTGCGAAGCCGCGTTTTGCGCGGCGTGTAGGGTGTACCGTCCGGCGCCTGCTGGCGTTTGATATGTTGCTGTTGACCGGCGCGCAGGCGCTTTGACACGGCAACAGCCAACGACTTACGCGACTGCGGCGACAGCTTGGCAATCAGCCCGGCCAGCCGGGTGTCGAAAGGGTTAAGCTCGCTCATGCCATTCACTCACTAATTCACCATGAACAAAGAGCTGCATCGGCCGCGTGACGTCCTCCGGTAACGGCGGCTCCGGCAGGTGCTCAATATGCAACGCGCCATCCCCTTGCTCTTTCACCAGCACACGTTCAGTCAACTGCAGCGACACGCTGAAATCGTAAGAGCCGTTGCTGTTGAAATCGCTCGCAAAGGTGATCCCGGTGCGGCGCTTTTCCTCCGTTGCCATGATGTCCGGCTGGTTTTCCCGTAGCCATGCCTGAATCGGCACCATGATTAAATCCAGATCGCCGGTGTAGTCCAAAAACAACAGGTTCAGCGTATAGCGGTACTCATGGGACAGCGAGGCGGCAAGCGTGGCGGCCACATTGCCGCGTTCTACCCGCACTTGCAGATTTTCAGGGTTGCGCTGTAGCCACGGCAGGCAGCTTGTCAGCTCAGCGCGGAGCTGTTGCGGTTTTAACATCGTGTTGTTCCTGACACTGTTTTATCGTTTCGACCTGCACCGCGCAGGCCGCCAAGGCGTTTTCAAGCTGGCGAATATCGGCGCTCAGATCGCCGTTAGTCGCCGGGCGGCTGGCCGGGATTTGGCACAGACTCACTTTCGGACAGCCAACGTAGATAATCCGCGGCGCCGGTGAAGCCGGGGCGCTGGTGCAGCCGGGCAACGTCAGCAGGCAAAGCAGTGTTAAACCAGTCCCGTAATTGCTGATTTTCATTGAGTAACCTCTGTATTTTCTGCTCGCGCGTCAGCGCCAGCCGGTGCGCGGCGTTTAGGTCGCCCCTTAACTTTTCCTCTTCCTGCGCCAGCACACCTGCCGCCGCCTGCAACGTGTCGATCGCCGCGCGGGTATCGGTCAGCGCCGCCGCAATCCGGCCGTTCTCCTGCCGGGCGCTTTCCAGCCGTTCCCCCAACGTGACAACCTGCCATTTCATCCAACCGGCGACGACCAGCGCCAGCACCAGAAACCACCCGATCGCGCGGCTCATGGCGCGGCCCCGATCAGGCAGTGGGCCAGCTCCGCCGCCCGGCGCCGTTCCAGTCCCGGCGATTTGACGCCGTTGACGAACACCCAGCGCGGCAACTGTTGGCAGGCGCTGCGCCAGTCCTGACGCTTGATGAAACCGGCCAGCGTAGAGCCACAGGCGGCCGTGACGCCGACATTAAAGGCAAAGGACACCACCGCGTCATAAACCGGCGGCGGCATCGTGACAGGCATACAGCGGCCTATGCCGCGCTCCACGCGATACACGTCGGCGATGAGGTTAACGGCGGCTTGGCGCTCGTTGATAACCGCGTCGGGCTTTACCCCGGCCGTGTGGCCGATGCCGCTTGTCCAGACACCCGCCTGACACTGGTAAGGGGATAAACGGCAGCCCTCGAAATCGGCCAGCAGGCGCAACCCAGCCTCAGAGATCTGCAGCGCACTGAATTGCGGCAGTAGCACCGCCAGCGCCAGCACGGCGGCCACGCTGCAGCGTTTAGCGATTGAGTTCATCGTAAACCCTCCGGCTAACGCCTAGCTTGTTCAACAACTGATAGCTTTTGCGGCGGTAGTACCAGTTAACAAGAAACGTTCCAACGCCCACGGCGGCGCCAACCATAAAGGCGATGTCCTGCGGTGAATATTTGCCGATCCACGCGAGGAACATCGCCACCGCGTAGGCTAAAAATGAGGTGATGCGCTCCATGTTTTTAATCCCATAAATTGACGGTTTCACGCTGCGGTGCGGCGGTCACGTCCGGCAGCTCAACCGGGTGGCCGTGGGGCAAAATCGCCCCGGCAGCGGCCAGCCCTTCATTTAGCGAATAGACCTGCTCAACCACGCCCTGCGTGCGCCCGTAGTAGCGCCAACAAATCGCGTCAACGGTGTCGCCCTGCAGGGCGTAGACTCTCATCAGAGCAGCCCGATGATGCAGTGGCTACGCTCGGCCACGTTACTGATCGCGTTGCGGGCGTTGCGCCACAGCTCGCCGATCGAGGCTTCGACCACATCAGCTTTGCGGCCGCCGGTGGCGGTGGTGTCGAAACTGCGGTATTGCTCCGAGAGCGTCGCCATGGTCATCGCGCTAACGGCGTTGCGGTATTCGCTCACCCGCACGCTTTCGCCGTCGAGCTGTTCGCCCGGCACATCCTCAAGCCGCTGATAGCCATCGGCCATCTGGTCGCGGCGGAAAGTGAACAGCTCGGCGTTGACCTCCGCGATCGCGCTTTTAATTGCCAGCCGCAGGCGCGGGGCGGTGATGGTGCCTTCAATGCGCATCACGTCGCGCACGTCCGCCGGGTCAATGTCCGGCCAGAAAAAGACGTTTTTAACGATCGGCTCATCCTCCGGGCGCAGTGCTGGCGCGTCAGGGCGTGGCCGTTGGATCACAACGGTGCTCATATGACCTCAGAAAGTTAGGGGGCGGTGGACGACGGCGTTGACGAGGTGAAACCTGTCGCGGCCGTCGTGCCGCCCGGCGCGGGGCGCGTTCTTTTAACCGGCGGTTTTAATCGCCTTTCGTGGGCGCCCGCGTTTAGCCGGAGTTGCGGCAGCTTTACGCGGGCGTGCGGTTGTTTTTTTGGCTACTGGCTTCGGCTTCAACGCGGTTTCGCATTTTTGAGCCTCTTTCTTCACCCCGGCATTGCTATCAAGCTGCATTGCGCGCGTCAGGTGTTCTAATGCCTGCGCATGATCGCCTTTATCTCTGAGGATGAGGCCGGTCACTTTATGCAGCTTGGCTTTCACCACATCCGGCATGTCTTCATTCGCGATCATGGCAATAGCCGTTTGCATATCGCTAAGACTCACGGCGCTACCGCTCTTGCGAAGGCGCTCTGCAGACGCTGCAATTTCCTCAGCAAACAGATACGCGGCCGGGCGCTTGTTGTTTGGAGTTTTCAGGCGATGTTTCAACGCATAAGGAGCGATCTGTAATGCGCCCGGAATATCATCCGCATCGAGCTTCCACTGCATGACGGTCATCAAGATGTCATCCTGAGCGCCTCGGCCTTCTGCCAGTACGCCCGCCACCCAAGGTGCATATGCGGGAAGCATTGCGCGCTTGTGTTCGGCTTTCTTCTCTACGGAATAAATCTGTTTTAATTTGGTGCGGTCAGCGGCCAGCCTAACGAGCATTTGCTCATAGACGTTTGCATGGCGCAGCGGATTATCGACCCGCTGCGCAGCCTCCATGGCCGAGACCCGCATCATATGACGCTGTGCGGGACTCACCATGGCTTATGCCTCCGTGTTGCCGTCAGTATCTTTTTGACTGTGATCGGATGCCTCTGGAGCGGCACCGGGTTCCGTTAGCGATTTCATCGCCTTCACCAATTCAGCCGCGAATACATTGGCGATCTTCACTTCCGGTGTGCCTTCCTCTTCAGGCTCCAGAATCTCGATATTCTCGATAAGGCAACCGGCGGAGTAATCTTCGATAACAAAATCGACCTTCACCTGTTCGTAGTTTTCCACCTGATCCAGTTTCGGGTTTTCAACAATGTGGCGGCGGTGTCCATCCTCGTACAGATAGATAGAAATGTTATCCAGCGAAGTGATGAAAATGCTGTTAGCCGGGAAGAACGGCGCTCGCACCGCTTGCAGCTGGCCCATCGTTTTCTGGCTGACAATCAGCTCACCGGCCAATTCTTCACTGTTCGGCTGTAGCTTGTTAATTTTCGGGAAATATTTGTCGGTCAGAATACGGCGCCCACAAATGACAACCAGCTCCGGGTTTTCACGGTGGATTTCGTCGATAAGCGACTCATGCGCATCCATCACAAGCGCATCAAGGTTGGCGTAATGTCCGCCTTTGCCGATCTTGATGGTGTCGGAAATAACGGTGCCGTCTTTGGCAGTTACTTTATCCATCACACGCGCCGGGGCGTCATTACGGTATTTCTGCAACCAGCCGACAGCCACATCCTGCAGGAGCGGGTTCTTTTTCCGATCAGACGTTGGGGCGCGCATAACACCGTTAAAGCCAATCGTGATGTAGTCGAGCGCTTGGCGTTTGATAATCGCATTGCGAATGCGGATCTGGAAATCTTGATAACGCGCCCACAAGTCAAGCTTGTTATATTTCAGGTGATAATCGAAGTTCACCGGCTTACAGAAATAGCGGTAAGCATCCATTTTGGTGAAATCTGCGGTTGTTCGCTCAACCCCACTATCCGTGTCGGCGGTGCTGGCAATCGTGCCGTTAACATCCATACCGACTTTTTCTTCAGTCAGCTCGCCAACCGGCACCATATTAATAAGCTGCAGGAACGAGGTTGATTGCTGGATTTTCTCAAATAACTTTTGAGTAACAGACGGTTCAACGTTAAATTTTTTGCCGAGGTCAGCAACGTCAACGCCATTCAGTTCAGCAAGGCGAGACAAGTATTTATTGAATTGCAGGCGAGTTTCGTTACGCATTATTTTTTATTCCTGTTCGAAATTTAAGAAGTATCAGCAGTCGGTCAAATTGGCTTCCGCACCATCACCGCCGGTGGCGTGCGGGCGTCGCGGCTGAGTAAAGTTTTCAGTGCGGTCGAGCCTGTTTTGCAGCGAGGAAGATTTCTCCTGCTCTGTAGCGATTTCACTTTGCAGCCCTGCGATCTGCTGTTCCAACTGCGCAAAACGCGCTTCAACACTTTCGCTATTGCTCTGCACCTGCTCGGCGACAGCCGTCACCGCGTCATGCACATCATTGAATCGCGCATCGTCGCTGGCCTGTTTACGGCTAAACATGCCTTTTACCCGATCGGTTAAGCTGCTCAGCAGGCTGTCGGGGACATCCTCAAACTCGAGTAGCGCCTCAGATGCCACAGAGAACAAATCACCCGGCTCTAATTTTTTACCGGCCAGTGGGTTAGCCTTAGCACGGGCGCAGAATTCCAGATATTCAGTGCCGAGGCTGGCCGGGTCATCCGTCACCGCCAAGCCGATCAGGTAGCATTTGCCGGTATTGGCAAAGTTCGGGCGGATCTCCATGGAGGTATAAACCTTCTGCATAGCCTTCACCATCCCGACCAGCTCATCCGTTGGGGTCATCTTGGCAAACAGCGCCCATTTGCCATTGAGGATTGAATCGTCTTCAATCTTTTCTGCTTTCAGCTCGACCACATCGCCCAGGCGTTTGAAGTCGCCGTTAGGAAACAGCCCTTTGATGTGCTCCAGATTGATACGGCAGCCATAAACGCGCGGGTCGAAGCTTTCCGCCATTTCTTGAATGTCGTTGCCGTCAATCACGCGGCCATCGCAGGTGTCGCCTTCAACACCAATGCGAAACCATTTTGAAACTTTCTTTGCCATGTAAGCGGCTCTCCGGTTGTTGGGTTCGGGGCCATCTTGGGGGGAAATGCCAGAAGCCTCAACGCGATGCGGTTGGAAGATCTGAGACACAACAGGGACTTAAGGCGGGCTTCCGTTGCCTTGCGTAGCCTTGCCCTCGAGATTTAAACGAGGGCATATCATGCAAATTCAAACTGACACGACGTTGCTTAGCGATCCGCGCCGACAGGCCGCTTTGCTCTATTGGCAAGGCTTTTCCGTGAAGCAAATCGCCGAAATGCTGAAACAGAAGGCGCCGACGGTGCAGAGCTGGAAACAGCGCGAACGCTGGGACGACATCGCGCCGATTTCTCGCGTCGAAACCAGCATCGAGGCGCGCATTATTCAGCTTGTTCTGAAGACGAAAAAAGAAGGCAGCGACTACAAAGAAATCGACCTGTTAGGGCGGCAAATTGAGCGCCTTGCACGGGTTAATCGCTATATGACGACCGGCAGCGAAGCCGACTTAAACCCCAACGTGGCAAACCGCAACAAAGGTGAACGTAAAAAGCCCACAAAGAACTTTTTCAGCGATGAGGCGATCGCCAAACTCAAAGAAATTTTCTTTGCAGAATCCTTTGAATATCAGCTCGGTTGGCACAAAGCAGGTTTAAAGCATCGCATCCGGGATATTTTGAAATCACGCCAAATTGGCGCGACATTTTATTTTGCTCGTGAGTCGCTGTTACGCGCTTTAGATACCGGAAATAATCAGATTTTCCTCTCGGCCAGTAAAACGCAGGCTTACGTTTTCCGTGAGTACATTATTCAATTTGCCCGAAAGGTTGACGTTGATCTTACTGGCGATCCCATCGTACTCGGTAATAACGGCGCCAAGCTGATTTTCCTTGGCACCAATTCCAACACCGCGCAGAGCCATAACGGCGATTTGCTGGTCGATGAAATTTTCTGGATCCCCAACTTCCAGAAATTGCGCAAGGTCGCCTCCGGTATGGCGTCACAAAGTCACCTCCGCACAACCTATTTCTCCACCCCTTCGACACTGGGACACGGTGCTTTCGCGTTCTGGTCTGGCGAGCTTTTTAACCGTGGGCGAAAACATGCCAGCGAGCGCGTAGAAATTGACATCAGTCACAGCGCGTTAGCCGCTGGCAAATTGTGCCCTGACGGCCAATGGCGGCAGATCGTGACCATCGAGGACGCGCTACGCGGTGGCTGTAACCTTTTCAATCTTGATGTGCTGAAGCAAGAAAACAGCGCCGAAGACTTCCGCAATCTGTTCATGTGTGAATTTGTGGACGATAACGCCTCCGTGTTCCCATTCGAGGAACTTCAGGATTGCATGGTTGATAGTTTGGTTGAATGGACGGACGTTAACCCTTACGCCGATCGGCCATTCGGTTATCGGCCGGTGTGGATCGGTTATGACCCATCCCATACCGGTGATAGTGCCGGTTGCGTGGTACTGGCGCCGCCCATAGTGGCAGGAGGTAAATTCCGCATCATCGAACGCCACCAATGGAAGGGGATGGACTTTGCCACGCAAGCCGAGTCTATCCGGGCGCTGACCGAAAAATATGAAGTCGAATACATCGGCATTGATGCCACCGGCATCGGCCAAGGTGTTTTCCAGCTGGTGCGCGCGTTCTACCCGGCCGCACGCGAGATCCGTTACAGCGCCGAAGTAAAAACCGCGATGGTGTTAAAGGCCAAAGACACGATCGGCAGCGGCCGGCTCGAGTACGACCTCGCACACACTGACATCACCAAATCGTTTATGGCGATCCGCAAAACCATGACAGCCAGCGGACGCAGCACCACCTATGAAGCCAGCCGAAGCGAGGATGCAAGTCACGCAGATGTTGCATGGGCAACGATGCATGCGCTGTTAAACGAGCCGCTTACCGCCGCTAACGGGCAAGTCTCCACCTCAATTTTGGACTTCAACTTATGAGTAAACGCAGCCGCCACAAGGTAAAAGAAAATCAGGCCGTCACGCGGGCCGATCAGCAAGTTGAGGCGTTCACCTTTGGGGAACCTTCGCCCGTACTGGATCGGCGCGATATTTTGGATTACACCGAATGCATCGGTAACGGAAAATGGATTGAGCCGCCAATTAGTTTTTCTGGGCTCGCTAAAAGTCTACGTGCTGCCGTGCACCACAGCTCGCCGATCTACGTTAAGCGTAATATTTTGACAAGCACCTATATCCCGCACCCGTTGCTTTCTCAGCAGGATTTCAGCCGTTTTGTTTTGGACTATCTGGTATTTGGCAACGCATTTTTAGAAAAACGGATGAGCGTCAGCGGCAAGCTGCTGAAGCTGCAAACCTCCCCGGCCAAGTACACGCGCCGAGGGGTTGAGCCGGGCGTATATTGGTTTGTCCAGTCCTTTGCAGAGCCTCACTGTTTTGCACCTGGCGGAGTCTTTCACCTGTTGGAACCTGATATTAATCAGGAGCTTTATGGCATGCCTGAGTATCTCAGCGCGCTTGACTCAGCGTGGTTGAACGAATCCGCCACGCTGTTCAGGCGTAAGTATTATCAGAATGGCGCCCATGCGGGTTACATCATGTATGTGACCGACCCAGCGCAGAGTAAAACCGATATTGAAGCCATGCGATCGGCGATGTCGAGTTCAAAAGGACTGGGGAATTTTAAAAACCTCTTTCTCTACGCCCCGAACGGTAAGCCCGACGGCATCAAGATCGTGCCATTAAGTGAGGTCGCAACAAAAGACGATTTTTTCAATATAAAGAATGTCAGTCGCGATGACTTATTAAGTGCGCATCGTGTACCACCACAGATGATGGGAATTATACCAAATAACACTGGAGGTTTTGGTGATGTGACAAAGGCCGCTCAGGTTTTTGTACGAAACGAGCTAATACCATTGCAGGAACGAATAAAAGAGGTAAACGAATGGATCGGTGAAGAGATTATGTGCTTCAGCACATACAATTTATCGAATAAATAAAGACTCATCGTATACGCCGTCACTATATCGACGGCGTATCACGGAGACCAGCATATAAATACTCCTTCCCGCCTCGAAGAAATGAAAGCATGCCAACCAGAAACAAACTTTTTTCAAACGAAATTTCAAACACAAAACAGAACCCCCATTTTATATGAGCATCAAGGAGCAGGTAAAAAATTACTCTTATACCTCCGTAACTCCTTAGATCCTAAAACATCACTTTTCTCTATATACAATATACTATCCCAATCATAAACGCAGGTTGATAGCACCAAAAGTCTTATCAAATGGTAGTCAGTCAAATTAATTAAAACCTCATAGTACTCCTTCTGTTCTTCCCCACTGAGTTTATCATCAATCAACTTAACTAATAAATAGAAATGCCGAACTGCAGAGTATATGGCATCTGAACCATCTATATCATTTATCTTTGCTCTTAGTTCATCCAGTGCCATCTTTTTTTGATTACAGTCAAAAATCATCTCCTCTAAGAAAGCAACAGCATCAGACGACACTTTAATCTCATCGCCCGCATCAACATTCCTAAGTTTAAAACCCATGAAGTAGGTGCGTTGTGAATCAATTAGATTATAAAACCTAACCTCGAAATTTTTAAAGTGATCGAGCCGCTCTTGCCTCCTATTTTCATCTAGAATACTTGTATTCGCCTCTCTTTGTAAGTTTATTGTCTTGACTAACAAGACAATAGAAAGAAAGGTCAGTATTGGGTTTATAACTCCACCAAGATAATCACCAAATTGCCCCCATACTTCTGTGCTTTTGGAGATTTTCCCTTCCATACCAAAGTTAAAGTAATAGAAAGAAATAACCAAAGCTATAAATAAAAAACCTATGTACACTATTTTTTTCATCTCTATGCAATCTCATTTATGAAGTACTTCACAACCTCGCCACTTGTCAGCTTCAAATCCTTTACTTTTAATTTAATGTAGTTCCAATTTTCTTTATTTAACCCATTATTACTATGTAAATTAGCTGTGATTTTTTTCTTAAACTCCAACGGAACAAATCTCAATCCTTTGGCCAACCCAAACGCAGTTGTTTTATCATCATCCTTTACTATCAACCGCCCGTTCCCAGTCATTGAGTTAAATCTCGTGAATATAGCAGTGATTTCATAATCTTTATCCCCTTCCTTGGTTTCAGTAATGTGTTTTGCAGTTTTAGGGGTCAATGTAGCAATTCTTTTATGACCTCCTCTTGGTTTATGATTAAGTTCGACATTAAAACTATTCATGGCCGTAATTTTATGCATATCAACCAAACCGCGCCTTAAAACGTCTAAAAGCTTATCTTCTACTTCCTCGAGATCATCAACCACCTCTTTTGCCATCGGGCTAAGATCATCAGAAGGGATAAATAAAGACTCAGCTATATAAAAAGCCATGACTTCACAGAATGTATCATTACCTATTTTTCTTAACCTTCTCTTTAATAGTGGCTCATTAACCTCAATACAGAAATTTTGCCCATAAGAACTTTTAAAACTTTGCTTTAGCTGGGTACGAACATCATTAATACTTGTTCGACGCTCTGACACTTCTTTTTTTAAAATAGCTTCAGCAAGCGTTGATACAACTCGTGATGTTCCCGATAACGTTTTCAACCCATAATCCATATCTACATCGTTATCGCCACTCTTAATCACAATATCAAAATTTATATTCAATTTGACTCACCTATCCATGTTATCCTAATCCCTTGATTTAACCTCTCTACATCATAGATTTCAACATAATATTTATGGTTTATTCTGCTCTGCGCGCAATGCTATCCCCGCCTCGCCTGCCCGCTTCATGTGTCGCTTTTAATGCAGTTGCATGATCCGGCGCGATCCGCGCCAGTGCTGGCGCTGCGGGGGTAAAAATAGCACCTGATCAACATGCGATTTCATGCACTCAATGCATGCATTGGCTATCAGCAGAGAAAAAGGTATGTATTGTGCTTATAACGCCCCTCGTCAATCAGCCTGAAAACGTGGCCGGACTGGTGCTTGATGTAGTAATTCGCCTCTTCAGGTGTTAGGTGTGTGCCGAGCCGGTTTGCGGCGTGAATGAAATCAACGGTCTTTATGCGGCGGCCTTTGCCGTTCTCGTTGAAGTTCAGCGCCTCCATAAACGCCCCGGCTAAGTTTAAATCTCGTCTCATACGTCACCTATGGATTAAGAGATCGCGGCAAGCTGCCTGATCACTTCTGCTTTTTCAGGGGTAATGCTGGTTTTAATCTCCCCCGCCAGTTCTGAAATCCATATCAGTGCAATGTCTTTGTCTTTCGCTTGGCTCTCATAACAAACCCCCAGACGGGCGATGAGTTCAATTCTTTCTAAAACAACCACTTCATCCACTGCTTGCACCCTTTCCCTCCGATGCTCAATTACTGTATGCATATACAGTATATGCCTATCGGATTTAATTGCGCAAGAAATTATTGGAAGCCCGCCCAATCGCTAACTACCGGATAGTGCATTGAAATATCACCAAATTTGACTTTAGCGCCGCGCGCCAGTGCCTCAAGTTCCCAGCGCGTCGGCTCTATGCCGTGTAGTGCCAGCTCTGAGTAAATTTTGGATACGCGATCGCGCTCGGCAGTGGTCAATCTTGCCGATGCAGCAGGCTCTATACGCTTATATGGGTCAATTCCTCTTTGCTGCCTGTTTATCTGCGGGGCATTTGCCCGTAAACGCGTCATAACAGACCGTGCAACGGTCATGTCATCCCAGTCAATCTGGGTTTCCGGTGCATGTTCCATCACCGCCACGGCCTCTACAGGCCCCCCACCCTGCGCATTTTCGGCGCCACCGCTGCCGACCAACCCACAGTTATTGACAGGACTCCGAGGCGCGCCGGAGGCGCTTTTCAAAGTCAAAGGCTCAACGGCAACGGCTTTAGCGACAATGCGCCATTGCGTGGTGCGGGTTTCATAAACACGATCGGCGCCGATATGCGGGGCAAAAATCCCCGCGATTTTCTGCACTTCTTCGTCATAGGCGTTGCGCTCGTCGGCAATCCGGCGGGCTACACGCACAGTCTGATCGTCACGGGCAACGTTAGGGCCGCCCTGGGCCAGAATGTAAGCGGCAAAGTCACCGGCATCAGCAGCAGCGCGCACCGCCTCAACGGTTTCGTCAAACTCATCGGCCAGACTGACAGAGCGGATCTTGCGGCACTCACGCCATGCGCCGCGCGACGGCAGGCCGATAAAGTGAAATTGAGGGATTCGCCACGTTGACGCCCACGCGGTGACAGCTGCGGCCGTATCAGTCAACAGCTCGCCGGTTTCATGATCGCGTTCGCCGTCCAGCGCGTAGCCGTCGATGTTTTTTGCAATATATTTAGCGATATAGCCCGCCGCACCGCCTTTGTTCAGGTGCTTGCAGTCAAAACGGTTTTTGGCGGCGCCGCGCTCATCCCCATCTTCAGCCATGGCATAACGGCGCATGATGTCGATCACCTGCTGGCGCTGTTTTTTGGAGGTAAACAGCATCATATGCCAGTGCGGTGTCGCATCATGGTGCGGCTCGACAACGCGCACGCCGTAGACCTGCAGGCCCGCATCTTTAAACGCCGTGCGGATCTTGCTAAACAGCTTCACAAGATAGCGCTGACCGTCTTTTGGCGTGTACGCCTCTTCATCCCATTTGTGATTAAAATGTACCTTCGGGCTGTTCTTGCCGACGGCGCGCGTCGGGTGATATTTGGATGGGGTGGTGATGGTGATAAACATCCCTTTATCGCCACGGATAGCGGCGGCCTGCTCAACACCGGCGATCATCGCCATTAACTCCATACGACGAATTTCCGGGTTAGAGATACTTGCCATCACCTTGTCGATGAGGCTGAAGCGTTCTCCGGTTTCGACGTTCTCAAGCTCGCGGCTGTTCAGATAATCAAAATTTGACTGGCGACGCGCTTTCACATCACGGATTGCCTGCCGACTGGCGTAAGACGACGCCCCACGATTCACATTACCGACGGCGATCAGCAACGCCTCGCGCCAGCGCGTGCGCTGGGCTTTCAACTGGCGTTCCCACCACTCGGAATTAACCAACCGTGACAGGCTGGCAATCGCTGACCGGGCATCCAGTTTGCCCTTGCGGTATTTGCGCCAGTGCATCGGGGTGATGTTGAAGGCGCGCGCCATACCGGCAATACGGCCATAAAATTCTGACTGGGTGGCATCTTCGAACAGCCCGGCATTGTCGCCGTCGTTCTCCGCCACAAACTCATCGCAGTAATCTTCGTAATTCTGCAGAAGTTGACCGGCCACGCGATCGGCAAGGCGGCGGATCTCTTTGTCATCCATGCCGGGCAGAGCTGCGTAATTATCGACTTCAGCAGAAAACCGCATTGATGCGGTGAGATTCATCGCATTCTTGGCGCTCACAGTTTGCAGGCGCGGCCAGATGCGGCGATCGAACTGGAATACCAGCCATTTGTTGGCGTCGTGCAGCCCTTTGCTCTTGAGCAAGTTGGTGTAACGCGTCAAGAACATGGCGCTGAGGAAGCGCGGCAGACGCCGGATATTGGTTAAAACAGCTTGCCCCTGAGCAAGTTCCTCACGGGTAAGCGGTCTCACCGGCCCGGCAATTGCCGGGCGCGGTTCGTTCCATGGGTAAGCGTAGGCGGTAGCCGCTTGGCTCATTGCACTTTCGCGCCGTTGGCGTAGGCGCAGTTGCCGCAGTAACGCTCATTGCAAGCAGAACACAGCTCAACATTGAAGCCAACGGTGCGAATAGCTTTTTTCACGTCTTCTTTATCCAGCCATGTTCCGTCTGGGTCTGGTGACATCCACGGATCAGGCGAATACGGCAGCGGCAACCGCACCGGCGCGGCCAGCTTGGCTTCCAGCTCTTCGATGCGCTGCGTTAGAGCGGAGACGTACTCTTGCGAGTAGAGGGCGGATACTGAATAAACTCCGTGCACTACAGCATCCCAGCTATCTAACTCTGCCTGAACCTCTTCGCGCGAAAACCCCTGCGCATCTCCACCAATTTCCTCAACAACGCCATTGCATGTTATGGAATACATAACCGGCTTGCTCAGCTTATTGTCCATTTGCAGCCTCACACACCGCAAAAGCCTCTTGGCACAGGTTGCCAATGCGGCCTATTTCAGCGCCCAGTGATGCAATGCTATTAACACTGGAATTACGGACGCTGTGATGAATAAGGCCGTTCACAAGCTGGTTAATCGTTGGGTAATAGCCGATAGCCTCGTAACGCTCTTGACCTTCGCTTTTTCCTTTTTTCCCTACCTTCACCGTATTAAGAATGAATTGCAGGTTATCGCTGGTGATAACAAACTCATTGCCGATTTTAATTTCCATGTTATTTCCTCAATCGTAATTTTGGTTTTCTGGTCTGCGTGCAAATTCTGAATCACTCAAATCAGCCGCAATAAAATGACCTGCCAGCAACGCCAGCAGACCGAACAAAATAGAGAACTCCGTCATGCCTTCCCCGCGTAAAGGTGACTTTGCGTTTCGCGGATCTGCTGACAGCTTACGCATGTATCAACGCCGGGAACGGCAGCGCGGCGCGCGGCAGGAATCGGCGCGTCACATTCTTCGCAAACGAAAGCAGAAGGCAGCGCGGAGGATTTGCGGGCGTTTGCGATCTGCGCGTTTAGTACCAGCGCTTGCCGCTCCTGTTCGTAGTCCATCAAGTCGGCCATTAGTGCAGCTCCTGCGCTTGATGCTCGATGGCTTCAGCCTCTTGGCGCAACAGCTCCACAGCCTCGACCGCTGTTAACCCCTCTTGGGTGATGTGAGCCGCCAGCCGAACCAAACGCGCAGCAGCTACCTGAGATTGGTTTTTACGTTCATCAACACGCGCGCTATCTAACAAATCTTGAAACTCATTTGTTAAGGCAGAAACCGCGCGGCAAGTACCAGCGACAACACCACGCTGAAAAGCATTATTTGCCGAGCTGGTTAAAGTTGGAGTAAGAAGCAAAGATTCTTTCATCGTAAATTCCTTATTTCAGACAAAGCTATGCCCGGCGGGTTAACGCCAGAATTACGCAATGCGGTTAATTAACGTTTAATTCGCAATCATCATCACTGATAAATCGCGGTAAGGTTTTTGATAAATCAATCAGGTCATTCAGCGCCCACACAATTTGTTTACGCTCTGAATAACTCATTTCTGCAAACTTCATTTTTATATGCCGCTCTTTCAGCCCGGCATGAAAACAAACAGTTCTGCGGATATGTTCCGGCGACTTATCAAAAGCCTCTTGCGCCTGATTCTGCTTATGCGGGAACAGCTCACGCTTAATCTGTGAAATGCGCTTAATGCCGATCGCTTTTTGTGTTTCAGTAGCCAACAACATGACAGCCCCAATTAACGGCAGAAAAAACGGCGCAGCGGTGAAACTGGCTTTACCGTTGACAGGCCACGCAGCAAGGCAGCCTGATCGTGACGTGGGCGCCAGCGCTTGCCGCCCGGCAGTTCAATAAAACCGTGTTCAAAATGCCGCGATGGGCTTTGTTGTTTCAGCAGCGAAGCGATAGAAATAACCACGGTGATCACCTCAGCTTAAACCAGCAACAGCACTCAGCCCGCTGATCACGTCAACGGTGGAGGCCAGAGCCGGGGTGGATTGGATGCGGTTCTGAACGGTCAAGCCGATCAGCGACAAATGGCGGATCGCCGTGTTGACGCTTTCAAGCAGTGCGCTTTTGCGTACCGGCGTTTTGTGGTCGCCCTGAACGGCAGCGGCGGCAACGTTGCCAACTGCGGCCGTAGCCTGCAGTGCATATGTTGGAATATTCCCAGCGCAAGCCTCATTGACAGGCACGGACGGCATGCAGTTGATTTGTGCCAGCAAGGCATCGAGCAAGCCAGCGTCTTCAGTAGCATCAGTAAGCGCCAATAGCTCCGCACAAGTGAGCTGGTGCGGTTGCTCTGGGTTTAGCTTGTTGCGCAATGTCTGTGGCTTAGTGCCTGTAACCTCACCCAGCTTTACGAGGTTGTGACGAACGGCAAACTGCCGACAGGCGATGTCAAAATGTGGATGTTTGGAAACGTCATAATCAAACATGATTCACCCCAATCTAATAATTAAGATGAATTACGCCTGAAGCGAAATCTTACATTCACTCAATGCCTGCACAGTTAATGCAGCCATGTTGATTTCAACCCTTGCTTTTGGCTTATCACCCTTGCCACGGATAGGCAAGCGACCGTCACGCACCATGTCGCGAGCCGTTCCTATAGGGGTTCCAGTGATACGGCAATACTCATCGATAGGCAGATATGGGGTTGTAATGGCAATTGTAATGTTAGGGCGCATCGGGCAAACTCCTTTTTCACTTTGAGTGCAGCAACACTCAATAACTTTCATAAACCTACAAACCAGATGTTAATCTTCCAAATAGGGAGATTGCAAGGGAAAGTTTTCATGAACCTACAGATTGATTTCTCCAAGGGGAGTGTTGAGACGCTGGATAGGATCCTTGAAGCGTATGGTTTCAAGACCAAATTAGCTTTAGCCGATCACCTTGGCATTGCCAGCAGTAGCTTGGCCAATCGCTATAGGAGAGGTTTTTTCCCCGCTGACATCGTCGTGCGCTGCATGGCCGAGACAGGTGCCACATTGGAATGGCTCGCAACTGGCCAAGGCCGCAAGTTCTACGACGAAGAACTGGATATGATGCACTTGCATCGCCAAAAGCTGGCCGATGGACAGTTGATTGACGCTGGAATGGCAAGATTAGACAAAGTCTTTTTCAAGTCTGGGTCGGTTCTACCTACTGATCCGGTTTGCATCCAAGATGACAAAGCTCAATACATTGTTGACCGCTCTTTTACTGAAGTTTTTGACGGTGAATGGCTGGTCAGTATTGAAGGAAAAATAAGCATTCGAACGCTGGTTCGTATACCTACAAATCGCGTTAGAGTTGGCGGTGTTGGTATGTCCTTTGACTGCAGCCTAGATGAAATCAGCGTATTAGGCCGGGTAGTAATGACAATCACAAATTAAGCTATGTCGATAAAAAAACAACCTGACGGCAAGTGGCTGTTAGACTTTTATCCCGAAGGTAAACCCAAAGGTAAAAGCAGTAAGCGTATACGCAAAACGTTCTCCACCAAGGGAGAGGCCACAGCCTATCAAAACCACATATTAGAAAATGTTCACGTCAAGCCTTGGCTCGATGGAAAAGAAGATCGCCGCAAACTGAAAGACCTTGTGGTGCAATGGTTTGATGAGCATGGCGTTACGCTAGATGACGGTGAAAAACGCAAAGGCGCAATGGAGTTTGCCTGTGACAGCATGGGTGATCCTTTCGCTCATGAGTTTGACTCAACCATGTTTTCTATTTATCGAAAAAAGCGGTTGTCCGGTGAGATAGTCAGAACAGCGCGGGTAAAGCAGGTTTCACCGCGCACGATGAATCTCGAACTGGCATATTTTCGCGCCGTATTTAATGAGCTAAAACGCCTGGGTCATTGGAAACTTGATAACCCTCTAGCAAACGTCCGCCCCTTCAAATCGGAAGAGGCGGAGTTAGCCTATCTCGAGCAAGAGGAAATAAACCGACTGTTAGAACAGTGTTTAAAAAGCAGGAACGACAGCACATTTTGGGTTGCTTGTGTATGTTTAATGACTGGCGCGCGTTGGGATGAGGCTGAATCATTGACCACAAAGCAGATTAAAAATCTTAAAATTAGCTTTTTCAAAACTAAAGGGAATAGGAATAGAACCGTCCCAATAAGCAACGAATTTTACGACTCATTGCCGAAACCGGATAAGCCCGGTAGGTATTTCAAACCATGTTATTCTGCTTTTCGCAAAGCCGTTGAACGTGCGGAGCTTGAACTACCTGACGGCCAGCTTTCACACGTTTTGCGCCACACATTCGCCAGCCATTTTATGATCAATGGCGGAAACATTCTCGTACTACAACGCATCTTAGGCCATACCGACATCAAGATGACGATGCGATATGCGCACTTCGCACCTAACCATTTACAGGAGGCGACCACCCTTAACCCATTGGGGAAAAACGTCCCCTTTCTGCCCCCTCAGAACTCAAACCACCAATAACCACCGATAACATCCGTTTTATAACCTTTTGTTTTCACTGTAACTTATTGATTTTAAAAGATGGTACATCGTTCTCATAATCGCTTGGTCGTTGGTTCAAACCCAACAGGGGCCACCAAATTTTTGCTGTTTTCACAGCCTTACAAGCCATCCTGTCCGGGGTGGCTTTTTTGTTTCCCGCCTGCGTGCCACACTTCTCTCTCGGCATTCTCGTTTATTCCGACCCATAAGGATCCCGCATGATCGTCATCTGCGACCACGACAACCTCGACGCCTGGCTGGCGCTGCGCACCGCGCTGTGGCCGTCCGGCTCGCCTGAAGATCACCGCGCGGAAATGCGCGAGATACTGGCTTCACCGCACCACACCGCGTTTATGGCGCGGGGGCTGGACGGCGCTTTCGTTGGCTTTGCCGAGGTCGCGCTGCGCTACGATTACGTCAACGGCTGCGAATCGTCGCCGGTGGCGTTTTTGGAAGGGATTTATACCGCCGAACGCGCCCGCCGCCAGGGCTGGGCCGCGCGCCTGATCGCGCAGGTGCAGGAGTGGGCGAAGCAACAGGGGTGCAGCGAGCTGGCGTCGGATACCGATATCGCCAATCTGGACTCCCAGCGCCTGCATGCGGCGCTGGGCTTTGCCGAAACGGAGCGGGTAGTGTTTTACCGCAAAACGCTGGGCTGA